CATAAAACCATATACCTTCAACATAGTTATACATAACATATCGGTCTATTTCATTTGAGCTAGACGAGCAATAGAACCAGCCTACTTCACTTTTATCTTTTATAGTAAACGCATTGATTTTAAACGATTGTGTAAGATTTATGTCTGTAAACACATAGTTATGGACTGAACATGGTAAAGTTGCAACACTACCATTGTATGAATAAAAGTTGTTATAACTCATCCAGTAAACACCGTTAGGAGTAGTTATTGCTGCTTTAGGACCTATTAACCCTGTGCCTTCGTTAATTAAATTAATACCAAAAGTAAATGGCGGTCCAATAAATTGCATACTATAAAGAGCTGTATCAGTCCAAACTAATATCTCTTGCCTTGCTTTTACACCACCAATAATAGATGAGCCAGATGACAATCGAAGAGATCCTGCTGTGTTTGTGGATAACGGTTCAAAGTCTAGTGCATTTTCTTGATCACTAAATGCTATTAGCATAGGATCAATAGCACCTGTTCTTGCAGATCCAGATATAGGATCACATCCTAAAACAATTAAGTGCCTGTCTTTTTCAGATGTAATCACCTGTAAACCTTTAGTAGGTACTAAGTTAGCACCTGAAATACCAGATAGCTCTACAGCTCTTGCTGACAAACCACCATTTTCAGTCCATTTATATATGCCTGCGTTTCTTTGGTTTATCATTAAGTCTTCACCAAAGTTATCATGCGTCCAAATTCTAAGCTGATTGGTATCACTTAATGCAGATGTACTACCAAAAGCACCTTGTCCCCATCCATTTAATCCCCAACCTGTTCCTGGAACATATACATCTAATCCCACATTTAGTTGGTAAGTACCAACAACAGATGATCCACCATTACCAGAATCAGAAGCATTAGCTGTTACAGTAGTCCCAGATGTATCTTTAGCTTCAATAGTATAACTATTAGCATTTACTATAGTAGCTATTTGATATTCTTGATTTAAAACTGTTGCTGTAATATTGCCACCTAAACTTGTAGCACCACTAAAAGTAACAAAATCATTCTTAACAGCGCCATGAGCCGTATCTGCTACAGTAATTGTAGCATCACCATTTGATGCGGAAAATGTAACATCACCGGCTGCTGTAGTAGATCGAATAGGTGTTATATCATTAAAAGCATTACCTGCTTCTATGTAATATTTCCAAGTTGTACCTAGTCCTAAAAATTTAGTACCCTCTAAAGAAATCCAAGGATGCAAAGCCCTTCCTGTACCTAGATATGTATTAGTTGATAATTTTTCCCAACCACCAAATTTTTCTGGTCTACCTTTACGAAAGCGAACTAAATTACAATCAAACCAACCGCCTTCGTTATCATAAGCAGTACCTTCTCTGTTAATACCTGGTCTAAATGTAAGTTTCTGCAATGGCATTGTTAAACCTCATGCCATTCTTTGCCTGCAAACAACAAAGATTCCGCTTCTCTTCTTCTTATTAAACCTTGTAACACTTTGCCTCCAGCCTTGTTCCATCTTTTAATTTGTGCTGGTACTCCTTCATAATCTTTAGCATTTAATACTTTTAATAAAGTAGAAGCTTTTAAATTAGCAGGTCCTAAATTAAACGCCCAAGAAACCATAGCATCAAACTGGTTTTGCTCTAAATCAACATTAACCATATCATTAATATACCCTTCGTACTCTTCCATTTCATGTAAAAGTAATTTGTCTGCTTCTTCTTGACTAACAGTATCGCCTTCTTTAACGCCTTTAGTTGAGCCATATCCTATTGTCCAAACACCAGCAGCACACTTATATGCTTCTAATTCACAACCCTCAAACTTTTTAATAAGGGACAAACCTTCTTGTGATATGTTCATATTACTGCTCCTTTGTAGTAACTGTTTTATAATAGACAACAACTTCTTTAAGCTCATTTATATACCTTTTTAATTCTTGCATATTATATGCCATAAGCTCGTAATCGGGCACAGACATAGCTAAGAATACCACTTGACCTTGGTCTTTCTCAACCCTTGCTAAAAACTCTTCTAAATTTTTATCTGAGACTACATACCAATATGGATCTTTTAAATCTATTTCTCTAGGCATAATAGGTTGCACAATGGTTCTTTCCATTGGTTTTGCAGTAACTTCTATTTGTTTAGTTGGTAGAAGACTGCAACTGCAAGCCATCATCAAGACTGTCAATGTTACGACTGTCTTCTTCAATGCTATTAAATACATCTTTTGTCCCTTTGTTTACCCTAGGTTCTATTAAACCAGGTTTAGCTGCGGCTAATTTGGTTAGGTTATGTCTTTTAAATATGTCAAGGTACCTTGTCATTTCTTGTTGAATTTCTTGATTGCGACTTTGTAAGTCTAATAAACTGGATGTTTGTAGTGCAAAATCGTTTTGTAAACTAACAATAGCTTCTTCTTGTGTAGCTACAGCACTTTCTAAAGCAATGTTATTAGCTGAAAGAACTTTGTTTTGTGTATATAAATAATAGGTTATTGTTGTCATAACAATAATTATCCCTATCAGGACTTTGCTCATACAAACTTAGATAAAACCACAGAAAGTAAAATAAACGGATAAACTGCCCAAATCATGTTTTCTAGCTTATCAAAACGCTTTGAGCCGTCTTCTAGTCTTTTTTCTATGTTTGTGTATCTAATCGTACACTCTCTTTCGTGGGTTTCTATCTTGTTTATTGCTTCATTTGATGTTGTCATAAGATTGTATAAATATTTATAGATTTTTGTTTTCCTTTTACCTTTATGCTATTAAGTTCTTTTAGAATTATTTGATCACTAAAATCTTTAGCATTGATAGTATCATAACCTATAACAATATCTTCTCCAACCTCCTTTGTTGAGCTCTCAAGTCTTGCTGCAAGATTAACAGCATCACCTATAGCAGTATAATCAAACCTAGTATTGCTACCCATGTTCCCAATTACTGCATAACCAGTATTAACTCCTACGCCTATTTCAACATCAATGTCTGCTTTTTTTATGTTTTCTTGTATCTCTTTAGCACAAAGAACAGCAGCAGTTTCATGGTTTGGTAAATCTATAGGAGCATTAAATATAGCCATCATTGCGTCACCAATATATTTATCTACCATGCCTCCATATTCTTTTACTGCATCAGCTTGGATAGTTAGTGCCTTGTTCATAATTTTAGTTACTTCTTCTGGCTCTAGTTTTTCAGACATTGCAGTAAAACCTCTAACGTCTGTAAATAAAAATGTGCAATATCTTCGTTCTCCACCTAAAACTAATGATCCAGGATTGTCTTGTAGTTTTTTAACTTGTCTTGGATCTAAGTAATGTTCAAATTGTTTTTTAATTTGTTGACGCAATTTAAACTGTTTTCTAAAGTTTAAGTAGAAAGCTATAGCACCAGTTATGAATTGTGATACAAAAGTCCACGAAAAGTCTATTAAATAGCCCTTTTGAATGCTATAAGCTCCTGTAAGGCTTGTAGTAAAGAGTAAAATTACAGCTAGACTTACGCCTTTGGTTATACCAAGATAATTAATTACAAGCCATGTCAGAGACACAAATATTGCAAAAATTAATATTTCCAACGCAAGAGCAAAATCTGGGATAAAAGGAGAGTTTTCTAGTAAAATTGATTCAGATAATGCTGCTTGAATTTTGTGTGGTTCTAATAATCCAGATGGAGTTGCAACTTGAGGCATGATTCCTGGGGCAGTGACTCCAACAAAAACAAACTTACCTGCCACATTCATTTCTTTTAAGTTGGTTTGTGGTGTATTTACCCAGCTTATCCATTTACGACCAAGACTATCTGTTTTGACTGGTGGTATTCCCCTGACTGATATCTCTTGTATGCCATTATCATTTGTAGTGATAATGTAAGTTTTTGCTCCTGTTAATACTTTTAAAACTTCTGTACCAAAAGAAGAAACATAACCATCTGGTGTTTTTAGTAATAATGGTATTCTACGTACCAAGTTATCTATATCTACAGGTGCACTTGCTATCCCTTGGTTTGCTTGATTTTGCAAGATATCAATATTTTGTATAACACCAGGTGTAAACATGCCACCAACATCATTACCTTTTATAACTGTTCCGGTTGTTTTAGGGTATTTACCATTTGCATTTTCAAACATAGCTAATACAGATGGTGCATATCCAAGTGTTTGAGCAAAGGTTTCATCACCACCCATACGATCTGTTTGGGGAAATCCTATAACCCAACCAACACCCATAGCACCTGAATTAATAAGATCAACTTGTATCTGTGCTAATGTTCTTCTTGGGAATGGCCATCCGCCTTCGTTAGCTACATCTTCTTCAGTTATATTAAGAATAACAAAATTACCACTTGGCTCTGGTGTTGTTACAAACGTATCAAATATCTTTAACTTGAGTATTTCTGTAGGGGTGCTTTGAAATATTAAAGGTAGTGATAGTAATATAAGTATAGGTAATAATAGTCTTTTCATTAATCACTTTGAGTGATAGTAATAACGCTGTCACTCCCTCCATTTACCTTGATAACATTTGATATGCCATCTTGTATGAAGATAACAGTATAAGATGTACTACCATCTAAGTCTAATTGCACAGACTCGTTTACCTGTCTACGCAAGCTAATAACATTACCTGTAATGATTGTAGTTATTTGAGTATCAGGATCCTTACCTAATAAAGTACCACTTACTTGAGTGCTAGTTGCTTGAGCTAGTGCATCTTCTTCTTCTGCTATAGCTAGTGCATCTAATACATTAAGCAGATCTTCAAGATAATTTACATCTAAAAAGTTAATATCAAGCTCTGTAAACTCTAGGTCATCTTCACCTAGATAATCAACATCTAAATAATCAATATCAAGCTCATTAAAATCTAATATACTTTCTTGTTTAGCAGATACATCTTCTTCATAAGATATCTTTTCTTCTTTGGGTGGTGTAACAATTAACATGTTATCAATAATATCTAGGCTAAGATCAAGGATTACAGGCTTGCTTGGAGATGATTCAAAAACGCTAACAGTTGTAGCTTGATATGGCTTATTAAGAGTCACAGTACCCATAGCTGTAGTTACCAGTATTTCGCCACTAGATAAGCCTAAAGCATCTGGTAATAATATTATAAGACTACGACCTAACTCATCTACTGTAGCTGTAAAGTCCGTACCTCTTATTGCTATGTTTGCTGTAGGAGTTTTAAGAGTAATATTTTGTTTATCTATACGGTTTAAATTGCCAGTAATAAAGCGTGCTGTCCCAAGACCAAAGGTAATAGCCATTTTAGATTTGCTTGGATCAGGATCGTAAATGTATTCATCTATTAATAATTGTGAGTGTTCAGTTAATTTTACAACAGAGTCATCAAGAAATGTTATAGCCATTCTGCCATTAGTAGTTATGGCTTCATCATTACTTTGTATAGCAAACTTTAAATTTGCATCGTAAGGTTTGTCTCTTACTATTTGGGCTGAACCGTTTAGTTCAGAGATGTCTCCAATATCAACAGCTTGTGCTTGTACCTTGGTCGTTTTGAACGACACAAACAGTAGAAGCAGAAGTGCCAGAGATTGACATAATTTTGAGCCAGTCATTATCTTGGGTACTCAGTTGTTGAATATTAAATGTTCTTGAACCGCCTGTATGGTCTAAATAAAAATATCCACCTGCTGAAGCGTTAACTCCTGTACCTGTATAAGTAACTGTATTATCAGAACCGTCTATATCCATATAGTTGGTAGCACCATCAATGTTAATGTTAGATGTTACTGTGTTATTAGATCCCTGAATAATCCAATCTAAATCAAGAGATGCTGCTATTGCTGTTGTACCTTGGTTTAAAGTAAATGTATTACCACTACCAGTAACAGCTACGTTTTGATTTGAACCGTCTGAACTATTAGAATTTGTTGGGTCTACTTGAATAGTAAAAGAGTTTGTACCACCAGTAAAATTATATAAACCTGTAAAGTTATCTGCAAATATATCACCAAGAAACTTATTAGTAGCACCAATCATGTTGATGTCTAGTGTCATAGAATTTCCGTCTAAATCAAAAGCATTTACACTACCTGCTGTAGAGTTTAAACCACCTATAATATTAGAAATACCTAATTGTTCTAGGTCTATATTAGCCCCAGTACCAGACTGATCTACGTAAATTTCGTTATCTGCTGCAAATCCTACCAAAGAAAACACAGCAAGTATGCTGATAAATTTATTCTTCATTGCCCAATTTTACTCCTACATTTTTGTTTTGTAAAATCCAGAAACCTTTTTCATACCCCAAATTAACCATTTCTAAAACACCACCTTCAATAGCTTTCATAAGAGCTATGGTAGAAGATTCGTTTCTAGCGTTACCTAGTTCTATCTCTACTAACTCTGTATTGGCTTCAATAAACCTAAATACATCCTCTGATTTACCATAACTAAATATAGTTTTTTGGCTCAAAACCTCCAGCAATACCTCTCCTGTTGCTACAGAAACCATACGCAAACTAACAGTTATATTATCTTCTCTGTATTGCACGCTATTACCAATACCAAGATACCTGGCTCCTATACCACCAGATTCTAGGTTAGCTTCGTAGGATATAACAGCTCCTTCAATTAAAATACCAGCAAATAATAATGGTCTTAAAGCTTTTTTCTTTTCTTCTTCTGTAGCTGTTTGTTCTCTTGCTGACCTTATAAGTTGGCGTTCTTTAGTCAGATTATCTAAGCCAACTCTTTCTACAACTCTAAAGAATTTGCCATCTCCTGCGTGTTTTAAGGCTCGTATAAGTAGTGCGTTTGGTTGTTGGGTAATAGCTGTAGAAAATAAAGCAAACTCGCTGTTGCTTTTTCTTTGTCCTGTTTGATCTGTAAAGGCTGTAGGATAGACTGCTACAACAGGGCTAACTTCAGGTATTGGTGCATTTTTTAAATCTTTAGACTGTAAGTCTTGAATAGATACTACGTTTTGTGCAGAAAATCTTTGCTCGTATGTATCCTCAAACTGGTTGAATATAGAACAACTAGAAAGTAAAAGTACCAATAGGAATCGTAATCTCAGTAATTGTTCCATCTGCTTCCGTTATCTTAAGGGTTAATGTTACGCCATCGCTAGTATACTCTATTGTGTTGCCTTCTAATGTTATGGTTCCAGAACTTGATGGTGTTTCACCAAAAAGATTATTAACTAGCTGTCTTGATAACTCAGCATATACTCTTGATTCAAGATTACGCATAAATCTTGCAAGGGTGGAGTTTTCTTTTTCTCTTTCTATTTCATCCTGTAAGGCTTTAATTTCTTCCTTAATAGTTAATTTTCTTGAGAACTCTTGATTTTCAATTGTAAGATAGTGTGAGCTAGTACCCATTTCGTTAAAACTAGGAGATTTAAATTTATGAACTAACTGATCTGCTTTAACATTTTGAGTAAAAATACCTAAAACAAGAATAATACCTATAACTACAACCCATTCAATTACTCTTTGTTTTTCAGCTTCCCTTGCTCTTAATTCTAAATCAGCTTTGCTTGGTCTACCTACTTTTCTTTTAATCTTTTCTTTGGTCATCTCTATCCGCCTTTGCTAACCTATCGGTGTGCATCAATTGTGGTACACCAAGTATAGTCTTCAAAAGCGTATCTTGTCTAATAATCTCATTGTCTACAGAACGCACTCTATCTATAAGAGCTACCAATATCCCGTGTTGAGAATCTAATTTTTGACCTAATCGTTGTTCTATTTCAGATATTTGAGCAGATACCTTTTCATCAAGCACATCTACTTTAGTCTCCATACCATCAATAATTTTATTAATTAGTTTCCAGATAAATAAACCAAGACCTATAGCTGCTGCTATTGGAAAACCAACTTCATTAATTAACTGAACTACAGAGTCCATTTTATTTAATAATCACCCCATACTTTAGCTTTTTTACCACCATGGTACTCAACTGCATGACCTTCATCTATTAGCATTTGGCAAATATCTTTACCGTCTTCTGTGTAAGGAACACCAAGTATACGACCATACTTACCTTTACCAAGAGATTTAACTTTGAAATTACCGTGACATAACTCACCAAGTCTAGCCTTTGCAGCTAGACCAAGTTTTTTTTCTGCAAGATCCCTGGTTCTAGATTCTGGTGTGTCAATACCGCTTAAACGTACTCTTTGTTTGTGTAGTTTTACATCAAAACCTAGATCTAAAATACAATCAAAGGTGTCTCCATCTATGATCCTATCAAGTGTTGCATTGTAAACAAATGCATCTGGTGCAGAAGCCATTAGTCTATGCTATCGTAAATTTTACTTTTTCTTTTTACTCTTTTAGTAGTATAAGCTTCATTTACATTAGGCGTAGACTTATCATCAGCAACATAATGACCTTTTTTATTCCTGGATCTTACTTTTACTTTTTCAGTACCAGTAACTTTGTCCCAAAATTTACTAAGAATACCCATATTACTTCTCCTTTGCCTTACCTATATTTAAAGCCAAAAGATCTACAAACTTATAGAGTTTACCAATCCAGGCATCATCTTTTGGTGTAGGTGTAGAAGCAGCTACTATTGAAGCAACTGTTACTATTGTTGTAATCCACATTATTAAATCTACCATCTTAGTTATCCTCGCTAATATTATCAGATTGAGACTTCATACTTTCTGTCAATGCTTGTTGATAAGTTTTTAAACTTGGCATTAACTCATCTATCTCAAATTGATGTTGGTTTATTTTTCTTGTCAGACTCTGTATGTGAGTATGAAAGTTTTGTTGTTCAGGCGTGTATTCTACCTCAACTATTTTTTCTTCTTCTTTGACAGTTTCTTTATTGGCCATAATATCCTCCTATGGTTTTATGCACACTTGTCGGTGTGTTTGGTTAAGATCAACTATTATCAGTTATGTACTTTTTACCAGTAGCAATAGCTGCAACGTGAGTAGTTTTTTTACTATCTGCTGCACCTTTTACATCAGGTGTATCATCATCACTATCAACAGGTGCATATTCTAAAATAAGTTCTAAGTGGTCCACGTTTCTTTGTACCATATCGTTTATTTCAGATTGTGTCATTCTTTCAACGTCCCAACTTTTAGCTTTTACACCGTTAATTAAGTTTACGCTATCAGTTCCTGCTGCTAGACATTCTGTTACTGTTTGTGCCATATTATTCTCCTTTTAAATTAACTTTCTAATGCTTCTATTCTAGTAGTTAGAGCATCTATTTTATCATCAGCTTCTTGCAAAGCTTTAACTAGAATTGGTATTAATGCTGCTTCAGCAAGTTCTTGTTGACCTGATTCTCTTTCAGACCACATTTTAAATCCATCTTTTATTTCAGAATGGTTATCTATAGCTGTTTTAACTTCTTGAGCTATAAATCCATGTTCTGTTGTAGAAAATTTAAAGACCTCTGTTGAATCTTTTTCATAACCTTTAAATGTTTCAGGTAAGTCACCTTTATTTTTATATTTAAAAGTTCTAGGTCTTAAATCATTAATAAAAGATAAACCTGCTGTTGCATCTGTAATATCTTTTTTGACTCTTTCATCTGAAACAGTTGCCCATGCTGTACTACCATGATTTGTTCTAATATCACTACTACCACTACCAAGAGTTGTAGTACTTGCAGTACCAGTGACATCATATCCAATAATAATAGCTTGTGCAGTATCTGCAGCATCTGTATCACAGTAAGGACCTAAAATTACACATCCACCACCTGTTTGGTGTGAAGTATTATGAGTTCCAGCTTGGAAACCAATATAAACATTTTCACTACCTGTAGTGGTAGCACCTCCAGCACTCTGACCCATTGCAACATTATATTGACCTGTTGTTGCATTTACTAAAGAATTAGACCCAACACTTGTATTACCTATTCCTGTAGTAGTTAATTGCAAAGCATTAATACCTACTCCAGTATTGTTTGAACCTGTAGTGTTTGATAATAAAGCATTAGTGCCAACTGCTGTATTGTTTGATGCTGTGGTATTTGCATCTAATGCTCTTTTACCAAGAGCTGTGTTATCAGAACCTGTTGTATTAGCTCGTAAAGCATTCCAACCAAATGCAGCAAGTTGCGCTCCTGTTGTATTTGATGATGCAGATGCATAACCAACTGCTGTGTTGTTTGGGGCTGTAGTGTTTGCTGATAAAGCACTTCTACCAACTGCAACATTATTACTTGCTGTACTATTAGTTCCTAAAGCACTTACACCAATTGCTACATTATCTACACCTGTTGTATTGTCAGTTAATGCAGATTGACCTAGACCAACATTATAATATCCTGTTGTGTTTGCATCTAAAGAACCAAAACCAACTGCTGTATTACCATAACCTGTAGTGTTTGACAGTAAAGCACTTTTACCTACTGCAGTATTATTAGAAGCCGTAGTATTAGAAAAAAGTGCTGTTTGTCCTACTGCTGTATTGTTTTCTCCTGTGCTGACTGTACCTAAAGTACCATAACCAATCGCTGTATTTCTTACTCCTGTTGTATTAGCGTCTAAAGCTAAAGAACCTACAGCAGTATTTTGAGTACCTGTAGTGTTAGCACTTAAAGAGCCTTTTCCTACTGCTGTATTAGATTCTCCAGTTGTATTAGCGTCACCCGCAAGACTACCTATGAAGGTGTTATCTACACCTGTAGTTAATAATTCACCAGCACTATAACCTACTGCTGTATTATGAGCAGAAGTAGAACTTGTAAAGTTTTGTGTTTTTAATGCACCTCTACCAATAGCTGTTGAAAAATTACCTTTAGTATCAGAACTTAATGCTAAAGAACCTATTGCTGTGTTGTCTTGTCCAGTATTAATTGCGTCAGCTGCCTCAGAGCCAACAGCAGTATTTCTAGTACCTGTCGTATTTGCTCCTAAGGCTGAATTACCAACTGCTGTAACGTGTGATGCAGTTGTATTACTAGCTAAAGAATTAAATCCTAATGCTGTGTTTACAGAACCTGTGGTATTAGCTGATAGAGAGCCTCTACCTACGGAAGTATTATCACCACCAGTCGTATTAGCTACTAATGCACTTCTACCAAGTGCTGTATTGCTTGAACCTGTAGTGTTTGCTTCTAAGGCTAGATATCCAACTGCTGTGTTGTTACTAGCTGTGGTATTGGAGAATAAACAATCATTACCAACTGCTGTGTTATAAGAGCCTGTAGTATTTGAATATAAAGCATCAACACCAAAGCTGCTATTATAAGAACCTGTAGTGTTTGCTTGTAAAGATCTTCTACCAACTCCTGTATTAATTTGACCTGTAGTGTTTGCCCTTAAAGCATCTTTACCTACTGCTGTGTTGTTACTGGCTGTTGTATTTTCTTTTAAAGCAGCATCACCTAAAGCTGTATTTGTTGAACCTGTGGTGTTTGAGAGTAAACTTGTTGTACCTACTGCAACATTTTGATTACCTGTAGTGTTTCCAGATAATGATAGATATCCAAGTGCAGTATTATTAGCACCTGTTGTGTTTAACTGACCTGCTAATCCACCAATGAGTGTATTTTGAACACCTGTGGTTATATCGTTACCTGCAAAATATCCAACTGCTGTGTTAAAAGTATCGGTAGCTGTAGTAAAGTTTTGATTTTCTAAAGCTTGATTTCCTATTGCAACGGAACCAAAACCTTTTGTGTCGCTAGATAGAGCCTTATACCCTACTGCTACAACATTAGCACCAGTAGTATTTGCATCAAGTGCATTTGCTCCAACTGCTGTGTTACTAGCACCTGTAGTGTTTGCTCCTAGTGCAACGTGACCAACAGCTGTATTAGAATTTGCGGTTGTGTTTGCATCAAGAGCATTTCTACCTATAGCAACATTATCACCACCTGTAGTGTTTGCTGTTAAAGCACCTGAACCTATTGCTATATTATCAGCACCTGTAGTGTTTGCATTTAAAGCATCTGTACCTACTGCTGTATTGTTAGAAGCTGTAGAATTGTTTTGTAAACTTCCTTGACCAACTGAGGTATTACTAGCACCTGTTGTGTTAAATGTTAAGGCTGCTTGACCGATTGCAGTATTTTTACTTGCAGTTGTATTAGTATCAAGTGCTAAAGCACCTACTGCTACGTTATTAGCACCTGTAGTGTTTGCTGTTAAAGCATCTAAACCTACTGCTGTATTATTAGAAGCTGTGGTATTTGCACGTAAAGCATCTTTACCAATTCCTGTATTACCTGAACCTGTAGTTGTTAATAGTAAAGAAGATTTACCAACTCCTGTATTATCTGAGCCTGAGTTTAAAGTAAGTAAAGAACCGTGTCCTAAACCAGTATTTGCATCTCCTGAAGTAAGAGCAGAAAATACTGTATTTCCTAAACCTGTGTTTTCGTTAGCATCACTCAATGTGCCTGTGCTTCCATCATCACTAATAAGCAAACTATTTGAAAAGTTAGGAATATTAAATTTAATACCTACGCCATTGATTGTGCTTGAACCTGTAATAGCTCCATCTACAGTCAACCCATCCATTGTGGCTGTACCTGTTACGTCTATGCCTGTTGAGGTTGTGGCTAGTTTTTGATTACCATTAAAATAAAGTTGAACAGCATCGTCTGCTAAAAACCTAGCTAAAAATTCTGAGCCATCAGCTATTTCTAAATCAATAGCTCCTGAACCTCTTACTTTTAAAGAGCCAGTACCTTGGTCACTTACGTAACTATGACTACCATCATGAAAAATCTGTAAATCTGAACCAGCTCCAAATATGGCTTTAGCATCGTCAGCAAAGGTTGCATTACCTGCGTGAGCAGTTGTAGATGCAAAGTCCACAGCACCATCTATATCTACTACGTCTAGGTTAGTAGTTCCGTCTACATCTATATCGCCTGAGATGTCTAGTGAGGTTGCTGTTAAAACTCCAGTTACTCCTAAAGTACCGCCAACTGTCATATCGTCAGTTACGGTTAAATCGTCTTGTACTTTTAAATCTACTACGCTAAGACTAGCAAAAGCGTCAACTACTGCTGCTCCAGATCCTGCTCCGTCTGAGTAAACTACTTTTACATCCCCTGGTGGAATAGTGATATTAGCTCCACTACCTTGGGAGATAATAATATTCTGAGATCCAGATGTGCCATTTTCAATAAACCACATCTTACTAACAGTGTTAGGACCAATAGTAATAGTACAAGCTGAATCAAGAGTACCTGTATATTTAAGGTACATTGACCTTCCTGGATCAGTAGATCCGTCAGCTATAGTTGTTGTATGTGTATCAGCGTTGGTGGTTATAGCTTCGGTACCAAAGCTAAATGCTTCAGCAATAAGCTCTAAATTGGTGTTTGTACTTGTTCCCCAAGTACCTGACTCATCACCTGTCGCTATTTCTTTTAATCTTAAATCATTTACATAAGTTGCCATTTTTTATGCTACCTCTTCCCAGTTTGGAGTTTGTGTTTCATTATTTTCAGCAAAGGATGAACTTTGGTCAGTATTTATATTAGCATAATTTTTAGTTTGTGTATCATCTATTAAAGACCATACTAATATAGTTCCTACTGAACCAACGGCTTCAACACCCGTAGGAACAACATTTGCTTTTGAAATTATTGAAGGACTACCAACAGATCCGGTGGCTGATTGTCCTGTTATTTGAACTGTCATACCAAGAGCTATAGATATAGATCCTAGAGCACTTGTTGAAGATACGCCTGTAAGCGTTATGTTTGCTTTTCCTGTAGGCGTTATAGATCCAGCAGATCCTGTTGCTTCTTGACCTGTTGGTATTATATTAGCTTTTGCTATTGTTGTTGCTGTTCCTACTGCACTTGTAGCAGAAACACCAGTTATGTTTATTAAAGCATTATGATGAACTATTACGGATCCTACGCCACCTGTAGCACTTAGACCTGCAACAGGAACATTAGCTTCACCGTCTACATCAACTGAAACTCCACCTAATGTACCAATAGCACCTTGTATTGAAGCAATAGCTTGTGCATTTACACCAGCAACCGGTGCACCAGTAGTACCTACTTGCGAAGATGGAATTACATTAGCTTTCGCTACGATAGTTACAGAACCAACAGCACTTGTTGCTGCTATTCCTGTAAGGGTAACTGGATTAGGTTCGCCCCAGGTATTGGAACTCCAAGCTCCTCTACCCCAACCAGTTATACTAGCCATTCTAGGCTAGCCTTAAGCTATTCTGATAATAGCTGTACTTGCTGCTGCTGCTGGGAAAACAATAGTGAAATCACCTGCTGTGGATGTTTTATCTCCACCAAAGTCTATAGTTGCCACTGACTTATCACCATTAGTGTCGTTATAGATCATACAGCCTCTTGCTGTAACAGTAGCTGTACCAAAAGTTAAATCTGCAAAATCAGTAAAACCTGTAGTACCAGAACTTGTTGGTGCTACTTTAGTTAAAGCGGCTCCTCCTGCTGTGTAGTTAGTACCACTCACTTCTTGTGCAGTTGAATAAGCAGTTGTAGTTGCCCCCATAGTGGCAGAACTTGTAAATAGAGCAAGTTTAAAAGCATTACCATTCGTTGCAAAGTTATGTGTTGCAGTTAGTAGTTCTTTTTTAAAACTTGTAGTTAATGTTGATGTAATGGCCATATTAAATACCTTTAATTATTTTTGCTATATCTTCACTACCTTGACCAGATAAATCTTGTATCAAAGTGGCTTTATAAGATTTTATAGCATTTTTTATATAAATCAAACAAACTTGGTAAATCATATCTCTATATGCTTTAGCTTGTTCTTGTATATAAGGATCCTGACTTTCGCTATGGCTTACTATTTTATCAGTAAGTCTTTCCGCCCAAAACTCTGGTGGATGACCACCATAATTAGTAGTTTTTGCTTCTATAATGCCTAATCCAGGTACTCCAGCAGGAGTTATATGATCTACCATTTTTTTGGTTCAGGAGACATTAAATGTGAATCGTATCTATCTATTAGTACAGGTTGATGTACTTTTTTCTTTATATCTAAATTATTTAATTTTTCAACCTTTAAGCCTTCGGAGTCAGACATAACAACTAATGGATTTGATAACCTATGATAACCATATAGTTTTTGTTCTGCTGGTACATCTGTATCAAGTAAACCAGACGTGCTTGCTACTTCTACTTGCATACCTGTTGAAATACATTTGCTTAACCAAAACTCAGTACAACCTCTTCCTGCTTCTGCAAAATGTAAGTTGCCCTTGTATGAGAAATCTACACCAAATATCTTTAAAACAGCAACCTCATTCCATAGTGCAAACGCTATAGAATAAGCAACCGTATTATTAAGGTAATAGCAATTAGTGTCTTTAATTACCTCTTCTATTGGATAATCAACTAAACCTGGGCATCTGTCATCTAGCTCACATGTATATATAGGACCTTTGTGTTCTTTTAACATTTTAGCCATACTATCTGTTTGACCACCAGCATCTTCTGTATCTAAGAACCTAGACGCAGGATCCATCATAAACACTCTATCGTGAAATATTACACTAGCCACACCATTTATAGCCCATACCTCATCAAAGTGGACTCCGTGTGATTTTGCAAGATTATAATCAAACCAGCTTTTGCCCATACCAACTATGGCTACTGACTTACCCTTCAGACTTTCAATTTTTTCCATGTATTTTTTAGGATACCGTAGACCTCAATGAATCATACCGGTACTCATCTCTCCTTCCGCGAGCTTCTGCAAGATTTTTCAATCTAGTTATTTCAAGTAAAAAGCGTTGCTCGTACTGCTGTTGCATGTCACTTTCACCCTTTAAAAATATATTAGCTTCCACTAATGAACCATATAATAAGGCATTTCTTGCATTCTGTGAAATCCAGGTTCCTGTAGTGTCTAAAACTATTGAATTTGGTTTGTAGAGATAGTGTAATTCTACATTATAAGATTGGTCTGGAACTGGGCTTACAATTAATGTAGAGCCATTGTTAGAGGCTGTAGAGAGTTCTTTATCAAAATCTGCATAATATAAAGGTCTTGCTCTTTCAGACGTTGCTGTTGGATCTACAGCGTACTCACGCATGAATGTAGTATGTTTCTTGTCTAAATAATGATAATCACCATCACCATCTATTACAGCTAATGAAAATGACATTTGAAAATCAGTGGGAGCTGTTAAATAGGTATTACCAGCAGTCAATACACCAGTTACATTTTTACGAAAGTAATCTAATTGAATTAACTCAAATATTCTATCTTCTGCATTTTTAATAAAGTCATCTAACGTATTAACAAAAGTAGTTTCTGAGTTTTGTACGTAGTTTTGTATTAATGTTTTAAGCTCTGCTAGTGTCATGTTATAACTATTGTAACCTCACCTAATCCACCTGTCATCTTTGGTACCACAAAGTTTGTTGGTAGCGTGGAGGGATTCATAAAATCTGGTTTATATATATTTGAATTTACTACAACAACAAAACCCTCACCTTCTTCTTGATCATTATTAGGTCTTGGTTTGTATAGTGCTTCTGGGTCTGCTTTAGCAGTAAGTGGCTCTAACTGTGGATGTTTTGGTTCATAGCATTCAGAACAAACCTTTGCACCATTCCATTCTTGTTTCAACTCACTTAATTTGTATTCAAACGCACATCTATCGCATAAAGCACGTGCAAACTTACCTAAAGCGTAAGCCATTTTAATTCATCCTGGTGTAAGGTCTTACTCTAAACGAAGCTCTATCTTCATCTTGATCTGCTGCTCTACGGAACTCTTCTTCGTATATAGCTTTTAATTGTGGGGTAAGCTGTGGATTCTTTTTTAATGATATGTAATAAGCTAAACCTGCAACAAAACAAGGATAAAACCTAAAAGGCATATCCATGGTGTTTGTAGCCTTATCTGCATCATCCATTCTTACTATTTTGTTAAATACAAGCACGTCTGTACTGTTTTCGGGAGCAGGCCATACTTTTAATACTGGCGTAGATAACTTATCAAAAAAGAACTGTGATGGTCTAGCTTTGGTAGTTTTGTTAGGAATATTAATAAACTCAGATCTACTTATTCTACTAATGCTTATATCTGTTGGTACATTGTTTACTGTTCTACGAACTACGACATCTAGTACATCAATAATATTTGTGTTGAGAGGGTAATCATTTTGTCCTTCTACAACTGTTTCTGTACCTTGTTCTATAGTCCATTGGTTTAAACCACGATTAGCCCATTCTGCTAACATTAGATTTACACTGCGAATAGCAGTTTTTAGGTCATAACCTGTTCTTAGCTCTAAACCACAGCGTTCATAAGCTTCTTCAATAAACTCAGTTACGTTTGGTTCAAAATTTGTGCTACCTGATAATGCCATTATTTATTATCCTCTTGGTTATACAAATTATCAAATGTTATGTTTGGATCTATATAACTTTCATGTTGTTCTGCTGAATGTGTCCATTGTGAAGGCATAAAGTCTGGTGCTCCTTCACCTACACGCCATAAAGCAGGATTTGTTGCTCTTACTCTATTATTAGGTAAAGCTACAAAATTACCAGTATATTCACCAGCATCTGTTAAATATAACACATGTGATTGTTTATGTTGAGCGGGATCATCAGCAATAGAGTTTTCAGTGTAATCTACAGTAAACAAATATTTACCCATGTGAAACTCACCACCTATTTTACAAAGCCAGGGTGACGAACTTACTCTATCTAAAACTACAACAGAGTGATCATGACTTAAACAATCCCAAGGTTGAGCTAAATGATCTTCCATAGCAGTAGGCCATTCTTCTAATGGTATATCTGCAACTAATCCTTGGATTGGCATTCTTGCCCACATGGCACCACCATGAACATTTGGTGCATCTTCTTCATTATCTATTTCACATCCAGTAAAAACTACTTGAAACGATAAAGATCTATCTGGAATGGTGTTTACACCTATAACAAGAGCATGTAGATACTCTCCGTGATAATTACTATGGTTGGCTGTAAATTCTTTTCTTACCCAACACTTAAACTGAGGTATGTTAGAAATTAAATATGACATTTAAGGTGCAAATTAAACTTTGCCGCCTTTTGACATATATTTAGTACCTTTCATGGCACCACCTTTGGCCATGTACTTGGTGCCCTTCATAGCACCGCCTTTAGCCATATATTTAGTTCCTTTTGCTGCACCGCCTTTAGCCATATATTTAGTTCCTTTGACAGAACCGCCCATTGCATAACCTTTTGTTTTTTTATACATTTTATACTCCTAACTTATTGTAGTTACTT